CAGTATGTCCGAAGAAAATCAAGTATCAAATGAAGCAGTTGTGGATAATGGTGCAGAGAGTGTTACTCAAGAAGTAGCTCAAAATGAGTACATAGCAGAAAGCAAGAAGTATAGAAAGAGAGCTCAAGACGCTGAAACTAGGTTAGCTAATCTAGAAAAACAGTTGGAAACTCAACAAAATCAGAAACTTAAAGAGAAAGAGGAATATAAAACTTTAGCTGAAAAGTATGAAGCTCAAGTTAATGACCTTAATCCCTATAAAGAAAAATATGAAGGTTTAGTTGAACAAAGACGTAATGTTTTATTAGAAAGGCTTCCTGAAGATAAGCGTGAAACTTTTAAAAACAAAGATTTAGATGTTTTAGAATTTATGGTATCTGAATTAAAAACCAAAACTCAAGAACCTTCAGCAAGAAATCTTGTAGGCACTAAAAACACAGAATTTGGTGGTTATACTTCTTTTGCTGAGTGGGCAGAGAAAGACCCTATTGGATACGAATCACAAAACAGTAGCAGTGCTGCTAAAGGGATTAAAGTAGGTTATGGCAGTTAGCAACGACCGACACAAACCTTTTGGAGTTGATTTAGATCCTAATAAAGATTTAACTCATACTACTCAACCTGATGGTGACGTTAAAGTTACTCGCAAGGGAGAGAATATAAAGTATATGGATTATATTGATATTATGGAAGAAAGAGCAACTCGTAAAAGTGAGGGTAAATCCCCTGTGAAATCCGAGATGGGGTTATTTGGTGGCTTTGGTACAGGTACTTTAAAAAAAGCATACGAAAAATAACTCCTACTTGAAGGCGAAAGCAGTTGATAGAGGAAAAACAATTGAAGGGAGCTTTAAATGGCTTTAACTAATACAAGCACAGCAGCTGGTGGCTTAGGCAGAACGATAGGCGACGCTGTAATTGCTTTTAATCACGTAAATGTAATGTACCCACTTGTGACTGTACAACAAGCAGCTCAAGGGTCAAATCACGTTCAATTCTCAGATTGGACAAAATTAACATCAGGTAATGTAACTGCTGCTACACAAGCTACTACTACAACAGCTGTAGCTATTACAACAGCAGCTAGAACTGCAACTATATCAGAGCACGTTATTGCTTCTACAGTAAGTGACTTAGTTCTTATGGGTTCAGGCGATGATGTTGAAGGTCAAGCAGGTCCTGCTCTAGGTAACGCAGTTGCTGCTAAACTTGATGATGACTTAGTAGAATTAGGTAAAACATTCTCTCAAACAGAATGTGGTGCTGGTACTGCTCTTGCTTTATCTCACATATTTGGTTCTATGAGACAATTAAGATCAGCAGGTGCTCCAATGCCTTACAACTTAGTTCTTTCACCTAAACAGGTGTGGGGTGCTAAAGGTATTATTAGCTTATTGCACGATGATGCTGTAACAGGTTCAAATGCTAAACCAATGTCTTTAATGGGCAACAAAGGTGAAGAAGCATTTTCTACAGGTTATGTTGGTTCACTTGCAGGTTTCAATATCTATTGGTCTGACCAAATTGATGAGGATGTTAGTTCTGGTGGCGATGCTGCTGGTTTTGCTTTCTCAAAAGGTGGTGTTGGTCTTGGAGTTGGTGCTGATGGCTTATTTAGAATCGCAGCAGAAAGAGATGAAATGCTAAGAGCAACTAACTATGTAGCTACAGGATTCTGGGGTGAAGTTGAGATAAAAGACGCTTATGGTGTTTATATCTTATCTGACGTTTCTTAGTTCTAAAAAAAATAAGGGGGTGGGTAACTGCCCCCTTTAATATGGAGATAATATGAAAAGATTTTTTAAAAAAGCAAGTGGAATGATTTTTGAAGCAAACGCTAATCACGATATAAAGTCTTTAGAAGATAGATTTGAAGAATGTGATGAAAATGGTGGTGAAATTAAAAAAGCAGTTAAAAAAGTAGCTAAAAAAGCTAAAAAGGATGGTAAATAATGCCGATAGTAGCTAAAAGTTTTTTACATAATGACGATAAAATAGTTGGTGCTTCAGGTGATGCAGATGGTAATTTAGCAGAAGATGTGCAAGATTGGATTACTTCACAAGATGCTGAATTAGTAGCCACTACAAATTTAAATGTTACTTGCACACAATTTGGAAGTAAAATATTTACATTAGTAGTATTAGATAGCGATTAATGACTGAAGTTAGTAATGGTAAAGGCGATTCATACAGGATTCCTGTTACTGATAAGAAGTATAAAGAAAATTATGACAAAATTTTCAAGAAAGACAGAGATGAGTTTAATAGAGAGTATTAAACAACACGAAGGTTATGTAGGCGTAGTCTATAAAGATTCTTTAGGGATTGATACTATAGGCTACGGCTTCGCCATCAAAGATTTAGAATTAGAC